GTCTTCACGCATTTGACCACCATTGATTGATTGTGCTCGAACATTATTTGGTGCTTGAGAACCTGGTATAAGCACTTTAGGTGTTGTTTGTTGTAAACGAATATCACCTATTTGTGAACCAACAGAAGCTTGATTTAACATATCACCTGTATTACTTTTAGGTTCCCCACCAGTCATATACTTTTCAGCTAATTTCATTCTTTCAACTGTTGTGGTTCCCGATGATCTCTCATAATATTTGTCAAACTTCATTGCTGCATCTGCAGCTGAGGAAGCAGACATCAATTGAGATTTAGCACTTTTTTCTGGACCGTTTAATTCCCAGTTTATATATTCTAGTTGTTCCTCAAACGAAGATTGTCTTATATCTTTACCAAATATTTCTTTAAATTTTTCTTGTCTATTTGGATGCCACTGAGCTAAACCATATGCTTTACCACTATCACCAACAGCATCAGTTTTAAAATTACTTTCATGTTGAATATTTGCCGCAATACCTGCTGCTTGTTCTTTTGTATAGCCTTTCTTTGTAAAAAAGTCTATAACTCTTTCAGCATTTCCCATTTCGGATACGGATATTTGTCTTTGGGTTTCACCTATTCCAGATATAGAAGGTGCTGCTACTTGTGAAGCGCCTGCAGGTTTTTGTTCTTGTCCAAGAGAATCAGGTCCTGTGTTATTAAAAACATTAGTTGTTTCAACATCTGCACCAGGTGTGATATCACTATAGCTTGTCATTTGTTGGGATATAATTGGTCCAGCTGAAACTTTTTGAAATTCTGGTCTGGTTGTTTGACTTGCTGTAGCAGTACCAAGTGAAAAATCATTAGTTAAAAATCTAATTGTATCGGCATCAAATATAATTTTTTTGGCGTCTACAGATCCCATTGCATTTTGTCCTGTATCCTTTACAGGTCTGATATTGGGATCAGATACAGAAGAAACTGGTTTAGCTTGTTCTTTTATTGGTTTTGCTTTTTTTGATTTAAGCAAAGCATCAATTGTAGCTTCACGTTCTTCCTTTGAGGGACCTACTTCCCATGCTTTTAATATTTCTTCCACACTTATTGATTGCCCCTTTTTAAAGGGTTCTACATCTTCTAAAAACTCAATATTATTTTGACCACTGAAAGCCTTTTCAATATCTTGTGGTCTAATATCAGCACCTTTTCTACTTTCAGGTGTAAATTTGTCAGACAATTCAAAAGCACCTTTGATTCCCGCCACAGCTGCAACTGTTCCAGTAGCTAGAGGTGAAAGTCCAATTCCAAGTGCGGATAAGGTTTCATCTTTGTCAGTCAAATATGATAAAGCACTTTCCGCAGCAATACCTGTGGCTGCACCCTTTGCTATACTTTTAACTGTTGATGAAACTCGGCTTTTTGGTGTAACTTTTGGTTTTATAGAATCTTTTATTTTTTTAACACGATCATCAAGAAAATCAAAAAGCTTTTCTATATCTTTGAAAATATTTTTATCTTCATCATCTGTTTTTGGTTCAACTTTAGAAGCATGCTCAAATGTGCTCAGTATTTCCTCAAGTATTTTATTTTCATTTTGTTGAAGAAGATGAATTTCTTCGGCTGTTTTATTTGCAGCTTGAAGTTGCGCTACATTCTTTTGAGAGTCACGTGATGTTGTAGCATCAAGGTAAGAATCTTCTTGAGCAGAAGAAGTACGACGTGATGCTCCCGATTTAGTCATTTTAGTTAAACTAAATAAGTTACGTGGAGTCTCCTTGCTAGGTTTTCTAAAAAAAGACCTAGCAGTATTTGAATTTAAAGGAGACTTTAAAGGTAATGGCATTAGTTTCTATTAATCATTGCTGTTTTTTCCTGACCACGAGTCCAAGCTGCTACACCAAGTATAGCACCAAATGCTAAATGCATAAGGCCGCCATTTGATAATGTAATGCTTTCCCAGGCAACATAATTTATGGTTATAGCTGCTGAAAGTTTATAAACCACTGGCATGAACATAGCAATAGCAGGAAACACCACAAAATCCATAGCACATATAAGCATATAAAGCCAGCCCATTGCTGGTCTCCAATATGCTCGAACCCAGTGTTCTTCTGGTTTTTCTACCCTGACTGGTTCTTGTAAAACGGGTTGTGGTTTTTGTTCAACTTGTATTTCTTCTTCAACTTCATCTCGAATTGGCATTGAGCTGTTTCCTTTGTTCTTCTAACTCTTTTAAATATTCTAAAAGCATATCAACAAAGATATCACGCTCAAATGGCATTAAATCTTCAACTTCACTGATTGAGTATTTATGGTGCTGAACCAAAGAAAACAACGAAACGTAGTAGTTTTCTAGGTTATTGTGGTTCAGCCCAATGTAAAAAAATCTGATAGCGTAGTAAGTTCTATGTTTCTTTCACTTCCGTTTTTATTTGTATATGATATTTTATAATATAGTCTAGGAATATTATTCATGAAAGTTTGAATTTTTTCAAATGTTTTTACATCTAATTGATTTAAAAATTCTTCCATTTCTGCTGGACTATAATCAGCTGGATCATAAACACTTTCAGTATCAAAGATTTTATCCACTGATCTAACAACCAATTCGTAATATGAATCCTCACCGCTATTTAAAAATGCTTTATCTTCATAAATGCTAGCAGTAGGATATTTTAGTTTAAGTCCAACGTCTGTTGTAATCATAATTTTACTGTCAATTCCTTCTGGGAATTCAACTTTGATTTGTGATAGATCTATATCAAAATCATAAATTTCACCATCTTCATTATCCCTATATGATACTTTTACTGTGTTATTGACTGATACGGATCTAAGTTGAATAAACAAATATTCCAAATCAAATGTAGATAACTTATCAATATCAAAATTTGTATTCATTGCACAGTTGTTTATAACTTGTTTTATTGCTCTGAAGATATCAGCTTTATCTTCAGATGTTTTAGCCATCAGTAGAATTTTTTCTTCTCTGACTAAAAATGGTCTAAACATTTCCTTTTTTTTAGATGAAGGAATAACAAATTCAAACATTGGGTGTTTAATTTTTGGTAACATGATTTAAAGTCTCCAAATTAAGGTAATATTATAGGACGAGGAAGATTGGTCTGTGTGGGTCCAATAGGTTGATTGGGAACATTTTGTTGCCTACCGGTAGTTTGTGTTTGTTGTAATATATTACCACCTCCCTTAAATGTTAATTGTTCTTTAAAGAAGTCCTTTATATACCAATTTTTAAATGTGTACGTAATGACCGGTTTAAAAAGACTATTATTTTGAGACCAATCTAAATTGATATCATTTATTGATACTGGATAAGCATCTTTAAGAACAACTTGTATGGATGGTGATAGGATACTTTTTTCTGATAATTGCACACCTGGATCATTATTGTATACATTAATAATTATATCTATTGTATAAGCATCCCTATATTGTAAGGTATAAGGACCAGTGGTGCCTTCACCTTTAACACCAGTATAATCAAATATTCTTGAAATCCACTCATTATGAAATTTCCATAAGGTAACATTTCTATCTTCTGTAAACGTGATTGATATATCAGTAAAACTTACACTAGTTGGAAATTTCATAGAAGGACCAAGGCCATATCTATTTACTTGAAATGAATCGAGTGATATTCCAGGTAATCTAATTTGATCAGCTCTATAGTTTAATGTTTCAATCATATTTGAATAGCGATCAGGTGCAACACCATTTAAAACATCAGGAATTCGAAATTCCACATCAAACTTATTGGTTAAAAGAGTACCACGTTGATATAAATGTGATCTAAAGTTATTAATATTAAAAGCTGGCATTTAATTCACCGCTCCAATTGAGTGTTTCCAAACGTTTTGTTTTGTATCTTTTTTGAATCTTTCAGACGGAAGCATTAGCGCTATGTCCCAATGCTCTGGATCCACACCCATAAATTTGCTTTGCACTTTTTCTAAAAGATAGTGCTTTACACATGGTTTATAATATTTTTTATCACTACTGACTTTATAAAGCTCATCCATCAGTTTAGCTCTGAGATATGGAGGGAGATAATGAAGATTCATCCCTAGAAAACCATTATCTTTTAAACCTATAACAAAAATTAAAGGGAATGCATCATAGTATGGAAGGGTATCTTTATGTTTTGGATCATAGAAAAACATAAACATTCTTCCTATATCTTGAATATCTATTCCATTCTGCATGTTATCACGATCACGCATCATAAAGTTTTTATTGACTGAACTCATCGACCGAGCAGCATCCCTAAACCAGGTGCGTGAATCACGCTGTCTTACATTGTCAATACCTTCGGCTTTACCACGCTCGGCTATTTGTTGAAAAATATAAGCTACCAACTATTTTATCCCTAGATGCTCTTCGGTCATGACTTGAAATTTCCACCCCCGGTCAGCACAATAACTTTCTGCTGCATTCCATTTTGCTCTATTTACACCCCAAGTAAAAACCTCATTGATATATTTTTTTGATATTTTTGCCGGTTTTGTAGGTTCTCTTGCTTGAGCTTTTGGTTTTACTTCAATCATGATTGTTTCCCGATTTCCATTCTTATTTATTATACCTATTATAAAATCAGGGAAATATCTGTGTATTTTGTTATCAACCGGTGATCTATATGGGATAGCTATTTCCTCTGACTTCCACCAAAGAACACTTGGTCTGTTATCCAAGTACATCATTAGTTTAAACTCCCAATTGGATCTATATACTATCTTTGTAGGGTCACCCTTGTATTTTTCTGGATTTTTTGGTTTAAAGAATCCCTGCTTGTATCTAGCCATTTATTGATACCATATAAATATAATAAAACTTACGTCTCAAAGGGATATTTATAGATGTCTGGTAGTTTAAGTAGAGCCGAATTGTTAAAATTGGGGTTACAAGTAGCAGGTGCCGGCGCAGCAATTACGGAAATTGCTAATTTTTGGTTACAAAGAGCAGAGGCAACTAATCCTGTCAACGATGTTGTATTTCCTAATGATTTATTGAGATACAATTATCTTAGTGATGATTTATTTTTTATAAAATTTACTTTTAAAAAATATGAAAAAAGAAGTCAAGCTAGTTCAAGTGTTATTAAAACGCAAGGCCCAGGTATTAAACTCCCAATGCCTAAGTCCTTGCGTGATAATTTATCCGTTCAATATGATAGTCCTTCATTGGGTTCAAAAACCGGTGTTATAACGGATCAATTGTCTGCTATTAATGATCAAAATAGCTATTTAGAAAGAATTTCACGTTCTTCTGGTTTAGGTGCTGTATTAGAAGCTATATCACCACTTGTTAATATTGGTTCAGCTTCAGCAATAGACCAATTTGGTGAT